CCAACTTAGGGCTAGTATCATTCGTTTTAATTCTAAAAGCCATTAGCCTATCTTAACCTTATTGTTTGAGTCAAATCTAACTGAGTTACTATTCGCTATTTCTGTTCTACTACCTATACGTTGGTTGCCTATGTTTACTACTCTAGCTAAAGCTGGATTGTAGTAAGGTTCACCTAAGACTGGGATGCCAGACACAACATTATCAAGTAAGAAGTAATGGTCGCCTATTATGACAGTACGATCTACTTCTGGTATTCCTGTTGTAATATCAGGAGACGAAAGATTTATAAAATACTGTAGTACAGCATCATCTACATCTGGTACTCCAGACACTAACTCTCCAGTAGAAAATGTCTCTTCTTCTGACATTAATATATCAGGTACACTTACAGCACCAGTATTCAAGTCTCCAGTAGAAATTATGTGATCTTGATTTATTATAGAACTATCAAGTACAGGAGGTGCAGTATTTAAGTTTGCTATCTGTATTACATGATCTTGTAAGAAACTTACACTAGGAGTTTCTGGTGTATCTACAATTATAGGTCTAGCAACAAACGTCTCTTCTTCTTGCATAGTAGCAGAAGGTATACTTAAATTACCAGTATTTAGATCTCCAGTATCAAGAGTTTGACCTTGGTTTACTACAGGAGATTCTAAGGTAGGATTACCTGTACTAATATCCCCAGTAGAAAATGTCTCTTCTTCTGACATTGATACATCAGGTATATCTGTGTTACCTGTATCTAAGCTAGGAGTAGAGAGTTTATTATCTTCAGTAATATCTGCTGTGTCTAGTGTAGGAGCATTAGAAGATAGATCTCCAGTAGAAAAAGTCTCTCCTTCCTGTAATAAAGCAGTGTCAACTACTGGTATACCAGAATTTAAGTTAGGAGAAGTTAACGTCTGTCCCTGATTAAAACCAGAAGTTCCAAGATCAGGGTTTCCAGATGTAACAAACAATGCACCTAAAGTTTCATCTTCTTGGAATGTAACAACAGGTACACTTGAAGAACCAGTTGTAATGGCACTAGCTGTTATTTCATATTCTTCGCTCCCCATACCTGCAAAGGTAGCGGATGCAAAAGGGCTAGTACCAAACATTTATTGCTCCTAGTTCTCGTCACCCACATAACGGGATGTCCACATAGTTAATGAATATTTAACCCCAGACCTTAGCTCATCGACATAATGACCATGAGTAACTTGACTAGGGAAGAGTATACAACTTCCAACGGGTACATCTAGGTTTGTAAAGCCCTGACGTGGGAAATAGAGTGTAGCACCTTCATAGTTGTCGTTTAACTTAACGCTACCAGTTATGAGGGATGCGTCTGTATGTAATCCTAAAGACTTCTGTGTGTCCATAGCGTAACGCATAGTAAAAGCATCACGTAGTCCCATATATTCTACAGGCTTCCAATGTTTCTCACATATCTTAAATAGTCTATCTCTCCAGAGTTCTTCATACTGTTTCCACAGACCTAATCTCTTTAGTCTTATCTCTTGCGCTGGAAACTTATCTCCATCTAGGTTACCCCAACCACCTAGAGCATCAGACTTAGCTATTAAGTCTTTACACTCACTATCAGATAACAGTTTTGTAACTAGCAAGTCTTGAGCTACTTCTTTATAGCTTAAATCTCTATTCGTGCTAGTAAGGGGAGAGAATATTTCTTTATACCCAAACTGTTCTGCTAAACTGTAGAAGAAGTCTTTTTCTGACTTACCTCCATTACCATGATATATACAACCACAGCAATTAGTTCTGTCATTCCAGAGTTGACCATTTACTATCTTTATATTTGTATCATGGTTCTGGAAAATGTATGCTTCGTAGTCTAATCCTACTTTGTTTGCATACTCTGTTTCTACTGTACCATCTTTTAGTTTTAGGTATCTAGTTTGACAGTATAGTTGGTCATCACCTTTAGCGTCTGTACTTGGTAAGTTAAGGAACTCATCTATTGCCCCTGCATAACCTATATACAATCCACTATTTAAATACCTGTAAGGTGTTCCATCGTCTATCCAACTTTCTTTGTAGAAGTGATTATCTGTTATAGGCCAACACTCTTGTTCTGCTCCAAACAGTATGTCTACATCAAAGTCTAAGAACCTTTGTACTATCGTCTTATAACCTTCAGTGAAGAAAGTATCATACCCATCAACAAATAAAACTATCTCATCTTTAGCTAAGTCTTTTACTAAGTTCTTTACTAACTCTACTTTTCTTAAACCATCATATCCTTCCATCTCACTCTTCCAGTTATCTCCTTTTCCAAGGTTAACTAGATTTATGTTATGTTTGAAACATGACTGTGATAGAGGCCACATCTTAGTTTCATCTGTAGCTACAGTTATTATATTAACTTTACTTGGGTCTATCATCGTACTATTTTCTTCCTCTATGGTACTTGGTCGGGTTGACCTTGGGATTTGAGTAACGACCTCTTCTTTATAGAAGTAGTTATGTTTATATTTTAGCTTCATGGGAACCCACTCATCAACAGGGATGATGTTATCCTTAAAGTCTTGTATTAGTAGTCTTGCTGTATCAGGAGTAATTGCATAAGCATGGCAGTTATACCAATAACCCATGTCGTTCAGTCTATAACCTAGCCATACACTATCGTGGGAATTAAGAAGTTTATTTACCTTGTCGGTATCTATACTGTCGTATACTGCGTCCTCTTCTAGTATAATACCATTAGAGTTACTGTTAGCAATCTTCTCCCAGACCCTTAAATGGCTTACTGAGCATCCAAACTCTCCTTTTAGCACTGATCTGTTATGAATAGGGTCTAACCATCCTGTACGTGGCTTGCAACCAGTCTCAGAGTATATATCACTCCACTGTTTGTTACGAGCATCATAAGCTGATCCATGTAGTGATATTTGATATATTAAGAGGTTACTTCTAGCCAAGATAATGTATCCTCATCCCAATCATAGAGCTTTGATTTATCGTCAGGATAGGGTACAGGTGAGTCCCACCTACAAGTTTCCTCATTAAATGTCCAAGAAGGAAAATCTTGAGGTGGTATAAAAGCATCTAGTTCTTCATCGTAGGTAAATCCTACACTTGCATAATTTTTTCTTAGGGGCGTACCACCTAATGTATGCTTTCCCCCATGTGTATTATAACTTGTCTGTAACCATTTACCTGCGGATGAATCTACAAATGTATCGAAGAAATCTTCTTCTGCTACCATTACGTTTATGACTTTACCTTCTAAAACTTTAGCATAATGTGCCATCTTTAAATTCCTTTATTGGTAAATGTATCTGATAATAACAACACCAGAACCGCCGTTTCTACCACTGTTTCCACCGCCGCCGCCGCCAGTATTAGCTGTACCAGTTGCTGAAGCTACTCCATAGTAGTCACTTCCACCGCGACCTCCGCCGCCATAGCCACCATTATTTTGTGGTGAGGCAGTAACAGAACCAGCACCACCTCCGCCTCCGCGAGCTACTGATGAGCCAGTTATACTAGAAGCTAAACCCGCGCCTCCACGACCAAAACCACTAGAAGTACCACTACCATTTTTACCGCCGCCGCCGCCAGCCATGCCGTTTACGCCGCCACTAGTACCGCCGCTACTACCTTGTCCTGCTGTTCCAGAACCACCAGCAGAGTATGTAACACCAAAGTATCCACCTCCGCCTCCGCCGCCAGAACCACCAGAGCCACCAGTAACAGGGTTTGATCCGTTTCCGTAACCACCGCCGTAACCTCCGCCAACAGTAGTGACATCACTATCTATTGATGAAGAACCACCTTGACTACCTCCAGCACGACCTCCAGAGCCTCCTCCACCAGCGCCAACAGTAATAGTTTTAGTTCCAGTAGTCATAGTTATAGTTCCACTAACGTAACCTCCAGCACCGCCTCCGCCACAACCGCCGCCTCCGCCGCCAGCAATGACTATATATTCCATATCACCGCCACCAGTTACAACAAGGTTGGCTGAAGAGTTAAAAGTGTGTATTTTATAGTTTCCAGATGTAGTGACTGTTCCCCCTGTTGCGGCAGTAAGTCCTTCTGACATGGGTTTCCACTCAGCACCATCATAAACTTGTGCGTTTTTAGTTGAAGTATTAAAATAAGCATGTCCAGCTGAAACACTTGAAGGGTTAGAAGAGGAATTTTGCATTCTCATCTTAGCACCAAAAGTTACATCGCCACTAAAAGTGCCTCCGCCAAATGGATTACCGCTTGCTCCTGTAGAACCAGTTTGTCCTTTTTGGCCCTTCTGTCCAGTACTGCCTGTACCACCAGTAGAACCAGTAGAACCAGTTTGTCCCTTTTGACCTTTCTGACCTTGAGAACCTGTAGACCCAGTACCACCAGTAGATCCAGTTTCTCCCTTTTGTCCCTTTTGTCCAGTAGAACCAGTACCGCCTGTACTACCAGTATTACCAGTATTACCTTGCGCTCCTACTTCTCCCTTTTGGCCTTTCTGACCTTGAGAACCAGTACCTCCAGTAGAGCCAGTGTTACCTACTTCACCCTTCTGTCCCTTTTGTCCTTGCGAACCTGTAGAACCAGTTGATCCAGTTGAGCCTGTAGAACCTGTAGCTCCTACTTCACCCTTCTGTCCTTTTTGACCAGTAGAGCCTGTACCTCCAGATGCGCCAACTTCTCCCTTTTGACCCTTTTGGCCTTGAGATCCAGTGCTACCAGTATTACCAGCATTACCTTGTATACCTTGTGCGCCAACCTCGCCCTTCTGTCCCTTTTGACCAGTAGCTCCGTTAGATCCAGCACTACCTGTAGCTCCTGTAGCTCCTACTTCGCCCTTCTGACCTTTCTGACCAGCAGAACCTGTAGAACCTGTATCACCTGTAACTCCGACCTCACCTTTTTGACCTTTAGCTCCAGTCGATCCTGTATTACCAGTTACACCAACCTCACCCTTTTGTCCTTTAGCTCCAGTAGCTCCAGCACTACCAGTTGCTCCAGTATTACCTTGAATACCTTGAGAGCCAGTAGCTCCAACTTCGCCTTTCTGTCCCTTCTGTCCTTGAAGAGCAGTAGCTGTAACAGTAGCTTTTTTCCAAGTACCAGC